TACAAGATCGAGCGCACCTACAAGCAGCCGCACCCGAAAGTTATGATGGTCTATGCGTGGCAGGAACGTTTGCAGCTTAATGATCTGGTGACAAAAGTTGCCAATACGATGAAAATGATGCAAGCCGAAACAATCCTGATTGAAAACAAAGCCGCAGGCATTCCCGTAGCGCAAGAGTTGCGCCGCCTATATTCCAATAAAGGCTATCAGGTTATTCTAGATGATCCCAAGTCGCTTGACAAAATCGCCCGATTGTATTCAATCCAGCACTTGTTTGAAGATGGCCTCATTTACGCGCCGGATAAAACGTGGGTTGATCAGGTCATAACTCAGTGCATGATGTTTCCGAAAGGCAAACATGACGACCTCGTAGACACTGTCAGCTCTGCATTGCGATTCTTGAGAAAAGCGGGTATGATGGAACGTGCGGAAGAAGTGCAGCAAAGCTACGAAGATTTAATGCGTCGGCCAACCACACAACCCGCGCCATTGTATTCGGTTTAAGGATTAAACTATGCCACTCGTTCCGTCTCACATTCGTCTCATGCCGCAATCAGAGGAATCACCTTCATTCGACAGTGAAGACGTGGCAATCGAAAACGAAGATGAATCCGACGGCAAGACATACGATGACAAGGGCAATGTTATAACCATCGAATTTCCAGATGGATCAATCTCATTGTCACTGGATGGATCCCCCCTGGAAAGCGCTGGTAAACCAAACCGTAAAGACTGGTTTGACAATCTGGTCGATGAAGTGGACGAGAGGGAACTGTCCCGAATTTCAGAAGATTTGCTTAAGGGAATAAATGACGACCTCGAAAGCCGTAAAGAATGGATTGACGACAGAGCGCTTGGAATCAAGTTACTTGGACTCAAGATTGAAATCCCAGGACTGGGATCAGTTGCAGATGGCGCTCCCGTCGAAGGAATGTCCAAGGTTCGGCACCCTTTGCTTCTCGAAGCTGTGCTCAGGTTCCAAGCGAACGCCCGATCCGAAATGCTACCTACAGATGGGCCAGTAAAGATTCGTGAGGACAATAACAATGCTACCCTCGACTCTGACCAACTCGCCAATGATCTTGAAAACGACATTAACCACTATCTCACTAGCACCGCGAAGGAATACTACCCCGATACGGATAGAATGCTATTCATGTTGGGCTTTGGTGGGACGTCATTCAAAAAAGTATATTTCTGCCCATTACGCAATCGTCCCGTCTCAGAATCCGTCGATGCAGACGACCTCATTGTCAACAATTCAGCCACAGACCTGACAAACGCTCGCCGCGTAACTCACCGTATTTCAATGCGGTCATCGACTGTTAAACGGATGCAGATTCTTGGCGTTTACCGTGATACGGAATTATCCACGCCGAAGATGATTAACTTCGATGCGGCGCAGCGTGAAAAAGCCTCGCAGCAGGGCGTTATTCTTGACGTAATAAATCCAGATGACCGCAACCGCGAAATCTTTGAGTGCTACTGCGAGTTGGATATTCAGGGCTTCGAGCATAGGCGCAAGGGCAAAGAATCCGGCTTGGAAATCCCATACCGCATAACCATTGACGCAACTAGCCGACAAATCCTGTCCATTGTGCGTAATTACGATGAGGATACAAAAGAACTCCCCGTAGCGCGGTCGAACTTCGTCAAATACACGTTTGTCCCTGGAATGGGCTTCTATGACATCGGCTTGCTGCACATCCTTGGTAATACAACCAACGCCATAACTGCCGCTTGGCGAGAAATGCTTGATTCCGGCATGTACGCCAATTTCCCTGGCTTCCTTTATGCGGATTCGGGCGCACGTCAAAACACCAACATCTTTCGTGTTCCTCCAGGCGGTGGAGCATTGATTAAAACAGGCGGATTGCCAATCCAACAAGCCATTATGCCGTTGCCGTACAAGGATGTTGGGCCAGGACTTATGTCGCTGGTGCAAAACATGGCTGATACGGGTCAGCGCCTTGGCGGCACGTCAGAGCAGGCCGTTGGCGAGGGCAGGTCTGATGCGCCGGTTGGCACAACGTTAGCGCTGATTGATCAAGCCACAAAGGTCATGAACTCGGTGCATAAGCGGATGCATGCGGCTCAGGCTGAAGAATTTGAATTGCTTGTACGCTGCTTTAAAGAAAATCCTGAATCGTTCTGGCAGCAAAACCGCCGCCCAGCCCGCAAATGGGATCAGGAAACGTTTGTTCGCGCTCTTGGTCAAGTTGATCTGGTGCCACAGGCTGACCCCAACACCGCCAGCCAAACACAGCGCATTATGAAGATTATTGCCCTGAAGCAAATACAGGCGCAAAACCCGTCGCTGTATGATCCGATTGCGATTGACACAGCATCGTTGAAAGCTATTGGCTGGAGCAATCCAGAACAATTTATGATTCCGGCTTCTGCTCAGGGCGCTCCACCGCCTGAATTGCAAAAGCAAATGGCTGAAATGCAGATCAAAAAGCAGGACAGTGACACGAAGGCAAAACTTGCCGATGGGAAGTTGCAGCTTGATCAGGCTAAAGTTAAAATTGATGCAATGAAAATGCAGCAAGGCGGGTTGGTTGGCGGGCAATCTGAAAAGTCAGACCATGATAAAGTTATGGATCACCATGCTTCGATTATTTCCGAACAGGAACTTGAGATCAAAAAGCAGTTGGCGGATGCAAAGTTGCTGGACAGTAAAACCAAAGTGGCGCAACTTGGTTCTGCGATGAAAAAAGACGCTATGGACAATATGGTTGATCAGCAGGAAATGCTTGCAAAGCAGCGCATTCAAATGATTGACCTAGCGCAAAATATCGCTGTGCATCCTGAATCCGAACAGGTTGTCAAACATTTGCTTGGCAACGTGGTTCCGGCTATAACTGGTGTTAAGGCTCCGGCAGAACCCGCTTTGAGGCCAATTATTGATGAGAGAGAACCTAATCAATGAGCAACGTCCTGCACACCGCCCGCAATATCAAGCCGATTAAGGTCGCTCTAGCAAGTGGTGGAACTCCAAGTCCAGAGCGCCAAGCATTTAATGCGGCGTTTGCGTTGGCTCGTGCGAAGTATCTGGCGGGGCAGGGTCCGTCCACGTTTCCGTATAAGGGCGCGCTGTATGGCGTTGATGTTGCGAATAAGCCAATGCTGCAAGGCCGTGTAGGTCAGCCCGCTAATGTTCCTGTCCCTCAGGCTCGCCCAGATGATCTTGGTCAATCTTTTTCCGCCCCTACAGAGGATCATGCAGCGCCAATGCAACAGCCTAACAACTGGGGCGCATCGGGCTTTGGCGGCGATAAGGATGTATCACCCGCGCCGCAATCGCCAATGGCTACACAACAGGCAAGACCGCAAGTTGGAGATAATGCTACGCCATTAGTTAAGGGAAGTTTATTGCAGAGGGCTAAAATGCACTATGATTATTTAATGTCCATCGGCGCAACGCCAAACGAAGCCACAATGTTGACTAGTGCCGCCGCAGCAGAAAGCGGATTTAATCCTAATCTTATTCACGATAGTGGCAACGGATACGGCATGTATGGCCACAATCTTGGCCGCCTTGATATGCGTGGAATGAGTGCTCAAGAACAAGCTGCGGCGGCATTGGATGAATTGCGCAACCGCCCTGAAGGCAAGCTGGTTAATAGCACCAATGACCCGACACAATTAACTATTGCTCAAATGCGGTATGAGCGTCCTAAGGGTTGGACGCCACAGGCTCCGCAAAACGGTTCTCAGTGGGGAAACCGTTTGGCATTTACCAAGCAATTTAGTGGTTTTGGACAATATGCTGATGCCACAAACAATGTGGGGCAAACGCCTTTTTATGGTAATGCACAGCCAAATTCGGCCAATAAAAATTCAAAAAACCCATTTGTTATTGGCGATTCAATTGCTAAGGGGGTTCTTAATCAACTTGGGCCATCGGCACGAGGAGATGCAACAGTTGGTTTAAGACCCGATCAAATATTAAAAAAAATTCAATCTATGACACCCGCTGACTTCGGCACTGGCCCAATTATATTATCAACTGGCTCATCAAATGACCCAAAAAATACTTCAACGGCGATTCGTCAAATTAAAGCAATTACTGATCTTGGCATACCTGCTTCAAATATTAAAATATTAGGTGTTGGTAACCGAGACGATTTTAACAATCTGAATGTGAATGGCCTATTATCAAACATTGCCCAAAAAACTGGCGCTTCTTTTATGGGACCGCTGGACCCTAAAAATTTATCTTCAGATCAAGTGCACCCAATAAAATATGGACCTTTAGTTGAAGCAATTCTTCCGCAGTTTACAACGCCGCCAACTTCGGCAAATGTGCCAACACCTTTTTATGGTGATTTGCCACCAACTCCGGCCAATGTTCCTTTGCCGCCTGTTCGTCCTGCATCATTTGATACGGGCGACAGACCGCCGCCACTAGCTAATGTTCCTCTGCAGCCTGTTAATGCCAATGTTCCTGTGCAGCCAAATGACTGGCCCAACAGACCGCCGCCAATGACTTATGGATTTCCGCAAGTTAATGCCAATGTTCCTGTGCAGCCAGATGATACGGGCGATAGAATGCCACCACTAGCTAGTGGGGTGCCTTCTACTCCAGCGCCAGGGACTCGTGGATTGTCTTTTGCACCCGCTGAGGATTATGAAGCCCCGTCATTTGGTGAAGGAATTACGCCCTCATCATATGAGGTAAAGCCAAACGCTGACGAAGCCGCAATGAAAGCAATGGAAGATGACCTTGCGGCTCGTGAAAAGGGCATGGGCGCTGATAGCCTTTGGGAAGCCAACAAAGACAGTTATGCCGATGGCGGTGAGGTTGATCAGGAACCTATTACAGCTTATCAAGGTGGCCCGCATTCTGTTGGGCCGGAAGGATACAGTAACGAAAAAATAGGAACGGGCGAAGGCGGAAAAGCTTTACCATTTCAAAAGATTGGCCCTGCGTCGGAAAATGAAATTGATAATCATTCTTCTGCAATTGCTAATGCGTTAAGTGCAGAATATGGCATACCGACAAGAATCAGCAAATCCAAAACTGGATTTGGCGTGAGTCACTATGTTTATGGTGGCGGATTTTTGAGTCCAGAAGGTGAATATCCATTCACTGTCAGGATAAGCGATCATTTTGCTAATCGAAGATACTATCAACCTGGCGCCTATTTTGAACCTTTAAAGGGAGACAAATCCGACAAATTTGTTGAAGAAGCAATCAAAAGTGCAAAAAAGTATGGTCAATATCATGGTTTAATTCCACGAGATGTTTTGCCTCCTTTGTCAAAAACTGTTGTTCATCAAAAATTTGGTGAAGGAAACGTACTTGATTTTGATGAAAACAGCGCTTTGGTTGATTTTGGAAAAAATGGAAAAAGAAGAATTTCTCGTTCTTTTCTCGTACAAAAATCTAAAGGCGGGGATGTCTCTGCTTGGCATCCTAACCATCCATTGTTTGGTAAAGCACAAGGCGGTGAGGTTGATCGAAACGTAAATTCACTTGGATTATATTCTGAGGGTGCAGACATTGCATCTCAAGCAAAACAACCAGAACAAACACCGCAGCAATGGCAACAATATCTAAGCACTCGTGTCAAACCAGACGAAATGAGATGGTCAGGCGTGGGTGATATGCTGGCAAGCGGTTCTGGTAAATTGCATAAAGATGACGTAGCTGAAGCGTTTGATCATTCTAACATGAATGATTATCAAGAAAATGTGTATCGCGGCATGAACGCACCCCATGCAAGATACCAATTAGCTGGCCCAAAAGAAAATTATCGGGAAGTTGTTCTTCAACATAAACCTGAAGAAGAGAAATTTGCGGCCAGAGGTCATTATTCAGATAGTAACCCATTGCTTCACATTCGTATGAGTGACCGACCGCATCCAGAAGGCGGGAAGGTTTTGCATGTGGAAGAACTGCAATCTGATTGGGGTCAAAAAGGCCGTCAAAAAGGTTTTAAAGATCAATCTCTTCAAAAAGAGTATGAGGATGCTGTTGAAAAATGGAAAAAAGCTAATGACATACATTGGCCTATTTATGAAAAAAAATTAGAACAATTTTACCATATACCTTGGCATGATCCGTTACATTCAAATCTTATTAAACCATACGAAGAAAAATATAATTTAGCTATGGAGCCATTTATAAATGCTAAAATTGCAGCAAAAGAAAAATTAAAAACACAAAAAAATAAAATTTCACCTGCTCCTCATGTTGAGGATACAAACAAATGGGTTGATCTTGGTTTAAAACGTATTTTGGCAGAGGCGGAAAAGGGGGACTATCGCGGTATTTCATTTACTTCAGGCGGGTCGCAAGCAGCTAGGTGGAATAATGAAGAAGGATTAGTTAAACCTTATGATGAAACAATTCCATCGCGTATGCAAAAATTGATGAACCAGCACGATTCATCAAATCAGTTTCAAAAATATGCTATTCCTTTCACTGAAGAAGATAAGTTTTTTTCACATTATATACCAATGAGTGATAAAGCTGCTGATTCAATTCAAAAAGGACAGAAACGATTTAAACGCGGCGGTTACATTCCGCATCATAACCCCATTGTCGAGCAAGCGCTCAACAAAACTAACATCGCACCGCTCGATGTTATGTCCCTCGTTAAGCGGTCACGGGGACGCCCGTAAACTCTGGAGTTAAACGCATGTCCGAAGAATCCAAAAAAGCCCGCGAGGCTATGAAAAGTAAAGCAAAACGCCTAGCTAGTGCAGACCCGCATCAGAAAGTTGATAGTTCCACATGGACACCGCCCGACGCGGAACATGCTGGCGTAAAAACTGGTATGCGCCCGATTAGCAAGCGAGCCTTTAAAAAAGGCGGTAAGGTTTTAGGTCATGCCGAAGGACACAAATCAGAACACCGCGCAGATCGTAAGCCCCGCAAAGAAGGCGGCAAAGCCATGTCGGTTGATGGTTTTCTTAACCGCGATCAGAAAATGGCTAATGAAGAACGTGACGGCATTAAACACATTGGCGGCCTGAAAACTGGCGGTCGTGCGGAGAAATGCGGCGGAGGTCGTACTCCTAAGTTCGGCGGTGGACCAATCGGCAGCAATCCTTTGTCCGACCAAGCACGAATGATGGGTCAGGCAGCCGGTATGCGTAAGCATGGCGGTAAAGCCGAACATTCCGATGTTGCTGAAGATAAAAAACTTATCAAAAAAATGGTAAAGCCAGAGGCTCGTACAGGTAGAAAACACGGCGGCAATGTATTCTCTGGCGATTCTTTGACAAAGATACCAGGCGCTGTTGGTGGCCGTTCGGCTCATGCTCATGGTGGCAAAGCCAAAGGCAAGACCAACATTAACATTATTATCAGTTCTGGTCGTAAAGATGGCGCTGAGGGCATTCCTCCAAATGCACCAGTTAATCCACCACGTCCCCCTGCGGTTCCCATGCCTATGCCAATGCCTCCAGCGGGCGGCGGAATGCCAATGGGTGCGGCTCCTCCTATGGGCGGCGCTATGCCTCCACAGATGCCTCGTAAATCAGGCGGTCGCACAAACTACCCAATCCGTGATGGTGCGGGTGGCGGTGAAGGCCGTTTAGAAAAGATTAAGGCATACGGCCCGTAACAAGTTTCCCCGGGCATTGTCTCTCCCAGTGCGCGGGTGAGAGCAGGCCGGACGTTCCCTCCGCGTCCGGCCACGCACTTCTTTATGAGGGATAGGAAGTTAAATGCTAACAACTACAAGTTATTTAGTTGATGAGATCAATAAATCCATCAATGAGAAATGCGAAGAAATTGCCAACAACCTAGCGAGGGGTTGCGCGTCTTCACATGAGCAGTATCGACATCTGTGCGGAATCGTTACTGGACTTCAGCAAGCCCTAGAAATTGTCGATGAGGCAAAAAATAGGGCTGACCGCACAATCTCTGGCAAATGAGGGAAAAGCCATGCCACCAATGATTATGAATCACGAAGTAGACCCAAAAGAAAAGTTGCATAAAGAAATTGGAGATTTGTCAAATATCCATATTTTTAATAATCAGCTTTTAATCGCCTTATATATTCGGCCAAAAGTGACAAAAAGCGGTATTTATTTGACTGATAAAACAGTTGATGAGGATATTTACCAATCGAAAGTAGGTCTTTTGGTCAAAAAAGGCAAAAGCGCATTTAATGATGGCACGGGAACTTGGTTTGAGGGCGAAACCTTTGAGATTGGCGATTGGTTAATCTCTCGCCCGTCCGATGGTTGGACAATTACAATCAATAATGTGCCATGCCGCATCATTGATGACGTAAATATCAAGGGTCGCACTGACCATCCAGATAAAATTTGGTAAGGGGAAATAATATGGCACGTGCAAAAGATATTGAATTTCCGGAAGATGACTTCAAGGTTGAACTTGAACCATTGGAAAGCGAAAAACAAGAAGAAATAGTCGTTGAAAAGGCTGATCCTCCTAAAAAGCAACCTGAATTGTCAGTCGATGATGGTATTCAGGCTCTAAAAAAAGAGCTTGAAGCAGAACGCCAGGCGCGATTTGCAGCAGAGCGCAATGCTCAAGAGGCAACAAATCGTGTTAATCAGGCAAAGGGCGAGGTTGATGATACCAATCTTAAACTAATCGACAATGCGATTGATACTGTAAAACGCAACGAACAAATTATGAAGCAAAACCTTCGTTTGGCGTTTGCAGAGCAGGACGTTGACCGAATTGCTGAGATTCAAAGTGAAATTGCAACGGCTGCATTGAATAAATTGCAGCTTGAGCAAGGCCGTGTGGCTTATGAAAAGCAAATGCGCGAAGCCCCAAAACAGCAGCCTGTCCAACAGAATGATCCTGTCGAGGCTCTGGCTAGTACTCTTAGTCCGCGCTCTGCGGATTGGGTTCGCCGCCATCCAGAATATGCACGAGACCCGCGCTTGTTTAAGAAAATGGTTGCAGCGCATGAAATGGCCGCCGCCGATAACATTGAGTTTGATACCGATGAGTATTTTAGCACTATTGAACGGTCATTAAACATTAGAAACACCCCAAATGAAGAACAGGAGTCACCATTGTCATCTGCATCTAACCCAACTTCGCAGCGGCAACGGACAGCCCCGCCTTCTGCACCCGTGTCTCGGACTTCAACAAATAATTCCGGCACTAAACCAAATATTGTTCGCCTTTCGGCGGATGAACGTGAAATGGCATCAATGATGGGCATGACCGATCAGGAATATGCCCGCAATAAAGTTGCATTGATTAAAGAAGGGAAACTGAACTAATGGCACCTAGAGAAATGCGCCCCTCAATTCGTGAGGATGATCCACGCGCTGCCGCAAAACGCCGCGCCGCTGAAATTCTTGGAACTGGAGCAGACTTCGATGCTGATGGTGTTGATGACTTTGCTGTTCCGGCTCCCCCCGATGGCTGGTCATACGAGTGGAAGCGGTTTTCTTCTATGAATATGGAGGATCGCTCGCATCAAAACCATGTTAAGAGCACAGGCTGGCAGCCCGTTCCTGCAACACGGCACCCTGAGATGATGGAAGCCGGAGCCACAGGCGCAATCGAGCGCAAAGGCATGATGCTTATGGAGCGTCCAGAGGAAATCACCAATATGGTGAAGGAACGCGAATATCGCAAAGCCCGTAATGAGGTTACTCATAAAGAGCAGCAGCTTAAAGCAAGCGAGCCTTTGTTTGCTGGCCGCGCTGATTCACGCCTTCGTGCTAAGGTTGGCAAAAGCTATGAGCCATTGATTATTCCTGAAGAATAATGCTTGACGCCTTTTAGTGTGTTTGGTAGTATTTATGTGCTTAGGATAAACAATACCAGCGGGTCGCCTACGGGCGGCCTGTTTTTTTGTTTGACAACAATTTATTTTTATGATTATTGTAAAAACATTCTTCTCCAGGTGTAGAAGATAAACCGATTTTTCCCGTTTCATAGATTCGCCCCAGGTGCGCGATGATGGAAACTCTCTGAAAGGAGAATCCCGTCATGGCCAACATTTTTGCGCCCAACGGTTTTTCGCAGTATCAGGGCACTGGTTCGGCTCCAACTTACGAGCAGACTCAGCTTGCTATCGCTTCCGGCAATACGACTCCAATTTTCTTAGGTGATCCCGTAGTACAGGCAACCAATACCACTGGTATAGGCACTGGCTACATCACTCAGGCTTACGGCCCAGTCACTTTGACTGTTGCTGCAACCGCCCTCACTACCAGCGCCGCTGGTACGCTGACCGTGACTTTCTCGGCTGGCACATCGACCTCTGGTAACTTACCTTCTTCGTGGGCACCCCCAGTTGGCTCGGTCATCACCATCACTGGCTCAACCACTGCATCTGGCGTAAACCTGAACGGCACCTATCAGGTGACTTCGGCTTCTACCACGACTGCTGTGTGCGCTTCCTACGGCCCACAGACCCCAAGCGCCACTTCGACCGCTTCTGGTACTGTTACCGTGTATGTGCCAATCGCTGGTGTGTTCGCTGGCTGCAAGTACCTTGGTACAGCAATCAAGTATCCGAACTTTAACAACTACTGGCCTGGCTCTGGCTCCAACGGCGACGTGACTGCATATGTTGTTACTGATCCGAATGCTCAGTTCATTGTGCAAACTGCAAACTCCAACACCACTGCCACCGCAGTTGGTCTTGCAAACGTTGGTCAGAACATCTCGTTCAACTACAACGACTACACAGCAACTGGTGAAGCTAACGGCAACACTGCCAATGGTCTGTCGACTTTCTTTGCTGATCAGTACTCGCTGATTGCAAACTCAGGCGCTGGTTCTGCTTCCAACAACTATTTGCCTTTCCGCATTATTGCTCTTGCGAACTATGTGCCTGGTGCTACCAGCCCACTTGCTTCCGTAAACGGCAATGATTCCACCACAGCATACAACAAGATCGTTGTTGGGTTTAATAACTCAATGCAGCGCGCTCTTGCTGGCATCTAATAGGAGTATAGGACTATGGCTGTAAATCTTTCAGCAATTAAAGACCTTCTCCTCCCAGGCTTGCGTGGGGTTGAAGGCAAATACGAGCAGATTCCTTCTCAGTATGACAAAATTTTCACTAAGCACGACTCTAAGATGGCTTTCGAACGTACCGCAGAAATGCGCTACCTCGGTCTTGCCCAGCTTAAGAGCGAAGGCGGCCAGACTGCTTTCGATAACGGCGCTGGTGAACGTTACATCTACAATCAGGAACACAGTGAAATTGGTCTTGGTTATGCCATCACCCGCAAGGCGATTGACGATAACCTTTACAAGACCCAGTTTACGCCCTCGAACCTCGGCCTTATGGAATCTTTCCATCAGACCAAGGAAATCTACGGCGCTTCGATCCTGAACACCGCAAGCACCTACAACACCGCAGTCAACGGCGATGGCGTAGCACTTTGCGCGACCAACCATCCGATTGATGGTGGAACGATTGCCAACACTCCAACCACTCAGGTTGATTTGAACGAAGCTACCCTGCTAAATGCAATGGTTGCCATTCGTACAAACTTCCGCGATCAGGCTGGTCTGAAAATCTTCGCTCGTGGCCGCAAATTGATTATTCCTCCGGCTCTTGAGCCAGTTGCAATTCGTTTGACCAAGACTGAATTGCGCCCAGGCACCGCAGATAATGATGTCAACGCTATTTTGACCACCGCCGGCGGCTTGCCAGATGGTTATCTGAGCAACGACTTCTTGACATCTGCATATGCTTGGTTCTTGCTGACCAACATCGAAGGTCTGTCGTATATGGAACGCATTAAGTTCGAGACCGACCTTCAGGTTGATTTCGTGACTGACAACTTGCTGGTCAAGGGCTATGAGCGCTACAGCTTCGGTTATTATAACTGGCGCGCAATTTATGGCTCATTCCCAACCTCGTAAAAAGGAATAAGTCATGGCTACGACCATAAACGACACACAGCCTGGGTTTTATCCCAATCCGAATGGCAGCCCAGTACAGCCTGGAGTTGCCTTCACGGGGCCAATCTTCGCTGGTAACGTTCTTACCAGTGACGGAACAGGCAACCTTGCCGCGCTTGGTGGTTCGATTGGTACGCAGAATATTGGCTATGTAGTGATGTCTCAGAGCGAGCCAATCACTCAGGCCAGTGGTCTGACATCAATTACGCTTCCTGCTCAAAGCCAGATCATCGGCATGTCTCTGATGGTTACTACGGCTTGGACTGGTAGTTCTACCACTCTCGGTATTGGTGCAACAGCGGGCACATCTGCTGCGACCGCCTTTACAACTGCTGGCGCTGTCGCTGGCGGCACAAAAGGGTTGATCACGATTGTTCCTGGCACTGCAACCGCACAGATTGCAAACTGGGACAATATCAGCAACGCCACTTTCCAAACGGGTGGCCCAACTGATGTGCAGCTTCTTGTTACTTCCACCAATACTGGCTCTGGCGTAGGCACATTGACTGTGACTTACGTTCAGGGCATCAACCTCGCCTCGTAAGGAGACCTATTATGAAGGGTCATAAAGCACATCATCACGCAGAACACGGCCATCATGGCGTTGTTCACAAGGGCGTCCATCACCATCACCCCCGCGCTGCCCATGCAAAGGGCGGCAAGGCTGGAGAAGGTATTGAGGGCGTTATGGATCATGACGAAGCCCCAAAGGAAGTATATGCTGGCGCAGGCTCGCATGTAGTCCATGAGGCTGAAGAGCATAAGCGCGGCGGCAAAGCCAAGAAGAAGAAGATTCATCTTGGTCACGCTGAAGGCCACAAGTCTGAGCATCGCGCAGACCGCAAGCCTCGCAAGTCCGGTGGACGCGCTGGTTCAAACATGAACCCGCTTTCGTCTGCACATCACGGCATGGAGCCTAAAGGCCGCCATGAAAAAGAAATCGACTAATATCAAGCGGGGAGCTTCGGCTCCCCTCTTTACCATTTGGAGGCTTTAATGACCGCAGCATGGACACGATCTGAGGGAAAGTCTCCCACTGGTGGCTTAAATGAAAAGGGCAGGCAATCTGCTCGTGCTGAAGGCCACAATTTAAAAGCCCCCACAAAAGATTCCGATAACCCTCGACACAAATCATTTTGCGAGCGAATGACTGGTATGAAGCGCAAGCTCACTGGTGCAGCCGCCGCAGCCGATCCTGATAGCAGGATTAACAAATCACTTAAAAAGTGGGGATGCTAATTATGGCAACTATTCAGCAAACTGGCGTCATTGTTGATTCCATTACACGAAATGGGAAATATGAACCGTTTGAGCTTCAAGTTGCTCGCGGTCTTATTACATATCATTCCGTAGTCAATGTTTTTGGATATCAATCAGCATTAACGGCTGCGGTTGCACCAACAACTGCCCCCATTGCAGTTTGGGAAAGCAATGCAGCTTATGTTTTTCCAACAACTGCACAGCAAATGGTTCTTGCTAGCGGATCGGCATCCGATGCGGGTTTAACAATTACTATCAATGGACTTGATGCAAGCTACAACATTCTTTCCGAATCTATTACATTTACGGCAGGGAATTATACGGGCGCAACAACTGTTAATAGCTATTTGCGTATCAATAGCATTATTACCACATCCGACACCACATCTCCTGGCACAGTTAATGTCGGATTGATTACGTTGAAAAATATTGCCGGAACAGTAACTTACGCTCAAATAGCCATTGGTGTTGGCAAAAGCCAAATGTCAATTTATACGGTTCCAAACAATTATAGTTTTAATTTAAACCGTGCCAATGTGTTTACAAGTCAAGCATATACAGTGTCTGGAAATTCCTTGTATCGAGTATTTTCAACAAATAATAATACAGGTGCAGCCCTTGCAGTGATTCAATCTCCATTTGTTGGAAACTTCTCTGTTTTAAGAGAATATCCATTTTATTATCCACCAAAAACGGACATTCAGTGGCAAGTTGGAACAAACGTCACTAGCATTGCAGTTGGTGTTAATATTGAAGGCGTATTGGTTGCTGTTGATGGCACTCTTTAAGGAGATAAGCCATGACAACCAGCCAAACATACAGCTTTAATCCCTCGCTTGGCGAACTTGTTTTGTACGCATACAATCTATGCGACATCAGAAACACGTCACTCGCCCAAGAGCACATGGAAGCGGCTCGTATGGCAACAAACATGCTGTTGTCTCGCTGGAGCAATCAGGGTGTCAATCTATGGGCTGTTGATTTACAAACTGTAACGCTGGTTCAAGGCCAAACTCAATATGTTGTGCCGGATAACACGGTTATGGTGCTGGATGCTTATGTTACCATCAATAATGGTACATCTTCACAGCCTATTGACCGCATAATCCTGCCAGTGAGCCGCACAGAATATGCCTCATATCCAAACAAAGAGCAGCAGGGCTTTCCGACTGTGTTCTGGTTTGACCGATTGATCGGTAGCAGCCGTTCAACAGGTTCGGCCAGCCCTACAATGTACTTATGGCCTGTTCCAGACGGAACAAGTGCTCAGACATTAAGCTATTATCGCGTCCGGCAAATTCAGGACAGCAATTTAACCAATGGTCAAACTGTAGAAATACCATTTTTATGGCTTGAGGCTTTTGCTTATGCCTTGGCTGTTCGGCTTGCAACCATTTGGAATCCCGCCAAGTTGCAAATTCTTAAGCCGATGGCTGATGAATCTTATGAAATTGCTGCAATGCAAAACATTGAACAAGCACAACAATACATCTCCCCTCAAGTGCAGGGGTATTTTAGATGAGGCCACACGGTAGAGCAAGTGTCAGTTCGCGCAACCCGCAAGCCTTTGGTATTTGCGACCGCTGCGGTATGCTCTACAATCATGTGCGCCTCCAATGGCAGTTTGACTACGCAGGGGCTGGCTTGATCAACAAGCGCATTCTTGTATGTAACCCTTGCAATGACGTTCCGCAAAATCAAGCCCGCGCAATCATTGTCCCAGCCGATCCTGTGCCAATTCAAAATCCCCGCATTCAGGATTATGTTGCGGCGGCAACGGATGACGTGGTTATTTCCGCGCCAACAGTTTATGATCCCACAACTGGCATTCCAATTCCATCAACTACAACGATTGTGCTGGAAGATGGCGTGACGCAAGTAACAACGCAAGTGCTTGGAAAGCCCAATGGATTGGCTCAGGGCGCAATTATGCCGTTAATTAACAATGTCTCTTATGATGTTGTGCTGAATCCATTGTCTGTTTCATCCTTTGGCACAAGCACAATAACAGTGACGTTTTCATCTCCGCATGGCCTTGCTACAAATGATCAAATTGCCGTTGAAGGTCTATCAAATAATTTGGCAAACGGGTTCTATTCCGTTACAGTTACTTCAGCGATTGCCTTTACATATCAGGTTAATGCGGCGGTTCCTGCATCTGGATTATTGCAGGGCACAACATTGATGGTTACAGGGCTTGCTGGCCTTCCTTACAATTATGCTCAAATACCGCTTACTGGGGTTTAAGAAATGGCAAATACTACCATCACGAATCTTCCCACGGTAACGGCACTCAATGGTACTGAGCCTCTACTTGGCGTTCAATCCAGCGCGTCCGTACAAATTACAACGGGGCAGATTGCGTCTTTGGCAGCAGGATTGGGTGGGAATCTTCCGTTCACAGTCAGTGTTGGCGGTACAGGTGACACGACATTCACTCAGTATGCACTTTTATTCGGTAATGGCACCAATCCTATAGGTGTTGTAACGCCGCCCGCAGGAACTAACTATGTTCTTGTGGCAAGCGCTGGTGGCGCTCCAGCATGGCAACCAACTATTCCAGTGACCGCTGGTGTTGATAGCATTAGCTTCGGATCCACTGGCCTTACGCCATCATCTGCACAGGCGGGTGTTGTTACAGTAGCCGGAACACTTGTTGCATCGAATGGCGGAACAGGGCAGTCATCCTACACAATCGGAGATGTTCTTTATGCTTCAACTACTACAGCTCTTTCCCGATTGGCAGACGTTGCAACTGGTTCTGTTCTTATTTCTGGGGGCGTCGGGGTTGCTCCTAGCTATTCATCTTCTCCGACTTTGTCTGGAACGGTAACGGCTTCAAAATTTATTGCCAATACCGCAATAACTGGATCATTGACGCAGGGTGCATTTGCATACGGCACTTTGCCGTACAGCGACATTGAAATTTATGCGTCATACCAGACCAACGTAAACAATTATTCGCAAATCATTTTGCACAATAGTAGTTCAGGAACTGTTGCATCATCTGACTTTATTGTTGGTAATAATAATACGACCGCCACAACATACTACGGCGATTTCGGCATGAACTCGTCTGGTTTTACGGGTTCCGGCGCGTTTAATGCTGTAAATGCCGTATTCCTTTCTGCTACATCCGGCGATCTTGCCATTGGCACAACGACCAGCAATGCCATTCACTTTGTTGTCAATAACGGCGCAACTGATGCAGCTACAATCTCCAGCGCTGGCGTTTTCTCGCTTGGCACGGCATTGGCAGTCGGTTCGGGCGGAACAGGCCAGTCATCAAACTGGACACAGTGGGGTGCAATATATGCCTCGACCACAGGCGCTTTGTCGTCAACTGCCGCTGGTGTTACAGGCCAGGTTCTAATCGGCAACACTGGCGCAGCGCCAACATGGGCGACGATTTCAACATCTCTTGTTTCGTCATTCAGCGCGGGAACAACTGGTTTAACGCCATCATCTGCAACAACTGGCGCAATAACGCTAGCTGGAACACTTGTAGCGGCTAATGGTGGAACGGGGCAGAACACATACGTCATTGGAGACCTGCTTTATGCCTCTACGACTACGGCTCTATCTCGTCTTGCGGATGTTGCGACTGGCTCTATCCTTATTTCTGGCGGTGTCGGTGTTGCTCCATCTTGGGGTCTTGCTACTTCGGTTGCAGTAACTTCGCTTACCTTCGGCACAACTGGCCTAACACCTTCAACTGCAACTCAGGGCGCAATTACAGTCGCTGGAACACTAGTGGCGGCGAATGGTGGCACTGGACAAAATACCTATGCAGTTGGTGATTTGCTCTACGCTTCCACCACAACTGCTCTCTCGCGCCTCGCAGACGTGGCTACGGGCTCAATCCTTATCTCAGGCGGCGTTGGTGTTGCACCTTCATGGGGCTTGGCGACTTCTGTAGCCGTTACGTCCATCAACTTTGGTACAACTGGCCTAACGCCTTCAGCAGCCACGCAAGGCGCTGTAACAGTCGCTGGTACGTTGGTTGCTGCCAACGGCGGAACAGGGCAAAATACTTATGTCGTTGGTGATTTGCTCTATGCTTCGACCACGACCGCATTGTCCCGTTTGGCTGATGTTGCAACTGGTTCTGTTTTGGTGTCTGGCGGTACTGGTGTTGCTCCGGCATACTCATCTACGCCTACGGTTACTTCACTTACTGCCACGACAAGTGTTCTGTCCTCTGGGGCGGGCGGTGTTGGTTATTCTACGGGTGCGGGCGGTGCGGTTACGCAGGGTACATCCCGCACAACTGGTGTGACACTGAGTAAAACTACTGGCGCAATCACCATGTTTACGGCGGCAGGATCAACCACACCCGCATCATTCACTGTTACAAATACGACTGTCGCCGCAACCGATGTAATCGTTTTGAACATTAAAAGCGGTGCATCAAACACATATGTCTTGAGTGTCACCACTGTTGCGGCTGGCTCATTTAACATCACATTCTACACAACAGGCGGCGTAGCATCCGACACCCCAATTATCAACTTTGCAGTTATCAAGGGAGTGACAGCATAACATGGCTTTCACCTTCAACTGGACAGTCAACAACATGACCTCATATCCACAAGCGGCTGGGTATGAGAATGTTGTCGTGAAGGTAAATTGGTCATGTGACTGCACTGACGGCACATATAATAATGCCATTGTTGGCAATACAGAAGTTATTTTAGATAATTCTGGCACTTACACGCCATATGCTGATTTAACACAAAGCCAAGTTATTGGCTGGGTTCAGAGTGCTCTTGGCACTCAAGAAGTGGCCACAACTCAGAATCTCGCAGCAGAACAGCTTGCGGCTAAATTTTATATTCCGACAATCCTTCCAAATCCGTGGGAATAATGATGATGCTTGATACTCAAACTATTGTGGACGTTCTCGCTGTTGCCGCCTTCGGCATAATCGGCTATTTTTATAAACAGCACGATCAAAACATGAAGGATATGGCTGATAGCATCCACGCTATTAAAGTGGATTTGCCAACAAATTACGTCCGAAAGGACGAACTCTCTGTCCATCTGGGGCGGATTGAAGCAATGCTTAACAAGATATTCGATAAACTTGACAATAAGGTGGACAAATGAGCACGACCTCCCCGAATAA